ACCGTGGGGTCGATCTCCATCAGCGGCATCAGGATTTCAAAGGTGCGACCAAGCGAGGCCAGCTCGGTTTCCTTGCGCGCCTTCTGCACGGGCGACATGTATTGAAATTCAATCTTGACCTCGACCTCGCCGATATCGGGGAACTCGGGGAACTGCCCGGCGCGATACATGATGTTGAACACACGCTCGGCGGTATGGCCCAGATCATCGGTCTCCAGCCGGCCAAGCACCGGGCCGATGGTGCGCAGGAACGTCTCCTTGCGCTCCAGGATCTCGGTCGCCGTCATCTGGCGGCCCTCGATCGGCAGGTTGAACACGTCCGCGAAGAACGCAGCCTTGACCATCTCGCGCGTCGCCTGCTGCATCTCCAGGCCAAGCGGCATGTTCTTGCCCATGTCCAGCACGCCGATGGGTGCGCCCGAACCAATCTGCGATGCCGCCGTGGCATCAAGCGAAATATGCCCGCCGGGAAAGGTGCGGATCGGCGAAAGCACCGCGTCATTGTAAGCCCAGGTCGGCGGATCGACCGCCTTCTGCCCGGCGATCAGCAGCGTCTTGCCCATGGCCTGGAGCGTCTTGGCATCGGGCAGCGCCATCATCGCGGGGCCACGACCATAGACCTCGCCAGGTGACGTTTCCCAGCGGCGGATGCCGACCGGGAATTCGGCGAAGCCTTCGTCTGTGACCTTGTGCTCGTTCTTGACGTCGATGACGCAGGACTTGAACGCCATCCCGCGCTCGTCGAGCCGGCCGGCGTCATAGTCATCACGCGGCAGGATCATCTGCGTGAAGCAGAATTCCTCATCCGCCTTCTTGGGGTCTTTCGCCGCCTCAAGGATCTTGGGGTGCAGCTTCTTTTCAGTCCAGCGCCCGATGGCCTGGCGGGCGGTCAGATCCTCGTCGATCTTGAAGCGGTCCACGACGCCATCGGCATTGGTCATCCAGGCAGATTGACGCATGTGGAAGGCACGGAACTGCAAGCCGGTCCGCTTGCTGTTTTCGCCGATAAACAAGGGGCCATTGCCGAACACGATAAGGCTTTCCGTCGCCTCGGCCGAATTCTGGATATAGCGCGCGGCGGGGCGATAGATCGCCTGCCACATGCGATCGCCAACCGTTTCCAGCCAGAGCTTGACTTCATCGATTTCGGCAATGTCGGGATCGTTCAGCGTGACGTTGAACCAGCGCGCCGTCTTGGGCTTCAGCAGCCCCTCGATGGTGGTGGCAAGCCCGCGCGCGGCGATGCGTGGCGTGCCGTCATAGATGATATCGGTGCGCGCCCGCGCCTCGCGCTTGGCCCGCGTGAAATCGGCCTGATTGGGCAGGAAGATGTCGCCAAGCTGCTGCCAGTATTCCAGCCATGGGGATTTCTTCCCATCCATCCGCTTGGATAGGTCGAGAAGGTCGAGAACTTCGCTCACTGGCGCTACGACCCCGCCCGGCCGAGCAGCGAGGAATACCGCACCTGCCGGTCACCCGTGCCGCCAGCAGTGCCCGTGCGCCCAAGCGACAGAATGTTGTCCTCGACGCCGGCCCGCCTCTTCAGCTTGGCGGCCTCATCACGCGCTTTCAATTCGGTGTCCGCCAGGCGCGGCGTCACCGGCGTCGCCTTTGGCGTTTCCGTCTTTGGCGTCGAGAAAATGCCCATTGTGGTTGTCGGCCTTTACCAGGAATGAGGATCAAAGCCCGCCACATTCTCCACGCGAAGCGGCGGCTTGGCGGGAAACAGGCGGTTCATGAGTTGTTGATGTTCGCTCGCAGCCACTTGGGCGCGGTATTCGGCAAGCCGCCGCGCCGTCCAGCCATTGGCGGCTTCCTCGGGTGTCGGTTCGATGAGATCAAGCAGCGAGAGGGTCGTGGCTTGAGCAATTTTCAACGGCGACGTTGCTGCGAGAAGCACTTGGGAACACCATTGGAAAATCAGGATGCTCTATGCGCGCCAGGCAATCGAGCATGTCGTCATGCCCAGCCACCGGGAACGCGGCGTATTCTTCCTCGATGAAGTCGTGCACGAGATCGACCGTCGTGCCCTCGTAGTTCGTGCGGTGAAGCGTGGTCGGCAGATAGATGCGGCCCTGCTCGAATAGCGGGATCAGCCGCTTGATGCGGTCAGGCTTGGGCGTCGATCCGCCAAGCTCGACGATCGGAAAGCGGTAGTTCAGCCGGCGCTGCTCGGACTGGATATGCTGGATATCGCTGTCCTTGCCGTATTTCTCGTAGCCGACTTTCAGCGGCTTCCATTTGCGGTGCATGTCCATCAGCCAGCGGGTGCGCTCGGCCAGATTGAGCCGGTCCCGCACCATGTCGAGAATGATGATGTTCTGGTCCTCGCCCAGGCCAATGACGAAGATCGAGGTGTAATCGTTCTCCTTGCGCTTCTCGTTTGCCGGGTCGCACAGCATGTAGACGTTCAGCCCCTGCCGCTCGACAGGCCCGTCCAGATAGCGCAGCCATTCGCGCTTGAACCCCTGGAGCGCGTCGCCCTTGGGGTTGAGCAGCATTTGCGCGCCGAAGGTGTATGGACCTTGCGCAATCCGCTTGGCCCGCAGCGTTTCCGGCTTCATCAGCACGCAGTTTTCAGGCGAAAACTCTTCTTCGCCATCCACCGTGCACGGATATTGCCGGACCTTCACGGCTCCAGATGCAACGATGTCCCGGTAGGTGTCGCCGAAATGGTAGCGCGTGCCGGCGATGCGCTTGGTCCCGCCCTCGGTACCCAGATTGTCCGAAAGCTGATAAGCTTCCGTGGTCTTCTTGATCATCTCCGGCGTCGTCACGCTCTCGCGCGTCACTACGTCGTCATAGAGCAGCTTGCGAAAGTGCTTCGATGTCGGCTGGCCATCGACGAGCCCCCAGGCTTCGACGGTCGATTCCTTCGGGTTGGTCTTGCGCTTGACGATGATGCCATCATCTTCAGACCATTTCGGCGCCTGCTTGGATGGGTTCTCCCAAAGGATGTCGGGAAACCACGCCTTGAGCTGTTCATTGGCCTCCAACTCGCGCTTGATCTGGCGCATGAAGCCTTTGGCGATCGGCCGCGTATGCGAGAAAATCCCGAAGGTAACCTCGGGATCGTTCAAAATGTCCTGGATCGTCAGCGCATAGGTGATGATCGTGGATTTGTAGTGCTCGCGCGCCCACAGATCGAGACACCCATCCGGCTCGGCCTGCACCTCACGGCAGCGCTCGAATATCCAGGGATGCTCAACATCGGGCCGCCCAAGCGCATAGCGCAGCAGGAAATATAAATCAGTGCGGCTTAGATTGCGAAGGTGATCGACCCGCTCCTGCTCCGAGCAGTCCTTCAACCCAGAGAGCAGTTTCGGATACTGCGCGATGTTCGTGATCGTGCTTGTGATCAATGCCGCCTTTGACATTCACGTCTTTCGGCACCAGCGCGGCGACGACCTTGAGAAATGTGGATGGGTCTTTCTTTGCAACGGTTTCGATTGCCTTCACGCCATGCGTGGCCCATGCGGCGCACAAATCCCTGACAAACGCCTCTGTGAGGCTGTCGCGGGAGCCTTTCGGGCGGCCTTTCGGGTTGCCGGATTGGCCGGGCTTGAACTTTGTCGTCATGTCCTGAAATCAGTCTGTTCTTGCAGACTAGCTCCGCCAGCTTTCGAGGCGCTCCAGTTTCCACGCTTCCAAATGGGCAATTTCGTCGGTCCGCGTCATGCCACAGCGATACGGATGCTGGGTCAGGCCACCTTCCTCGCTCTCGTCCAGAATGAGGATCATGCATTTCGCGGCGCGCGGATATTCGCCCTTGTCCATGTCTTCCAGCGCCAGACGGAGCAGATCGCGCGGCGTCAGATCGACGTTGTCGTTCGTGCGCCGCTTACGCTCAAAGTCGAGATCGGCGACGCTCACTTCCTGACCCCTCCGACATATTCGCCGCCGTCGCGCTGCTTGACGAATTCGGACCAGAGCGCATCCAGCCGCTCGTCGTCGCCGGTCGAGGAAGCCGCGAAATGCTCGCCGTCGCGATCGATACCGAGTACCAGCACCGCGGTGAGGCCTTCCTCCAGAGCGCCGACCAGCACCGCGCGCGGGTCAACGTCCTTCTTGGTGATCCGCAGC